TGGTGATAAGCACAGGCAATTCGCACAATTTTTTACACGTAGGTTTTTAGATTTTATACAAAACAATATGCAAAAGTTTCCAGAGTACAATAGTAATAATCAAGAAGATATGTATCCAGACACAACAGCAGATTTTACAGGTTGGGTATTATGATAGGACACTTTGGAAATAACGCAGTAGAAATTATGAAACGTAAAAGTAAACCAAAAGCAAAAAATATAGAGTTACTAAAAAGATTTTTAAAAAAAATAGAAAAATATGGCAACACTTACAGGACAAAAAATTAAGGACACGTATGACGGCTTGTTAAAAACACAAGATAGTACTCAAGGTATACCTTCTATTGGTACTGTATACATACAAGACGGACTAGGTAACGATAGTGCATTAAAAATTGGACGTGCAGGTAATGGTATAGAAAGTGATAGTGATTTAACTGTATTTGGCGAAACTAGTTTAAATGCATCATTGCAGGTTGACGGTGAAGCATTTTTTGATAGTGACTTACGTGCAAATGGAGAAACTTATATAAATGGAGAAATTCAAATAACTGGAGAACTTACACAAGACAGTCCTTCTACGTTTGATGCCAATGTTAATTGCACTCAAACACTTTCGATAAACAGAATAACGGATAGTAATGGAACTCCAGCAATAGACAAATTTGTAACAGAGGCAGAACAAATAGACAACAATGATAATGACACCTCGTTAGCAACAAGTGCTGCTATTGTAGATTATGTAAGTCGTAATAGTGGTAATAATGTAACGTTAACTGGAATGGTCAATAATCTGGCTAGTCAAGGAAGTGGTGGATATGATTATATGGAATGGACATCAAACGCTACTCCAGAAGGTCAAGTTCCTGCAATAATAATGTTGCAAGATCTTAAATTAGTTAAAGTTGGTTTAGTTTGGCTAGGACAAAATGCATTAAATTTAACAGGTAGTGAAAAAGTTGAATTTTCACTTCGTAAATTGTCAGCAGGTCAATCATCACAAATTGCAAATTATACTACTTTAGGTACATTGTTCCATATTGACACTAACGATGATGCTTCGTTTCCACATCGAGTGATTACTTTAACAACGCCGATTAATGTTAATGCAGGAGATATAATTGCTTGTGTAGGTCAAGAAACAGGAACAGTACTTCCAAATAATGGGGAGTTAGCAATTACATTTTTGTTTGAAAATCAATAATAAAATGAAAATAGAAGATTTGAAATTATACGGCTTGAACTTTGGAGCGTTAGGAATATCGCTAACGGAAATAGAATTGGTATTAAAAGTATTAGTATTATTAGCAACTCTGGGGTATACAATACACAGGTGGTATATAATGAATAACGAAAAAAAAAATAAATAGGTATGGGATACGGAGAAATATATTGTAGTACGTGGTTTGGAGAGGATAGTAATAAGGAAACAATCAATTTTGACTTTTCTAGTTGTGCAGGGGCAACAGATTATAGTAGTTTCTTTGCAATGAATTTTGACGGACTAGCACCTGCTGAGGTATTAGTACAAGGTTCGCCTTCGTTTTTTAAACCTCAGCCAGACACAGGTTTCACTATTACAGCATTTGTTCGACCAGATCAAAGTACTACGTCTGGTTCATATAATCAAAAATGTATAGTAGATATGTCAAGTTCTATTAGTAGTACTGCTAATGGAAAAGGTTATAGTTTGTATATGCGAAAAACAAGTAGTGGTTCTCCAAGATTTACTTTTTTTGTTAAAGGTATAGGAGAAACACAATCAGCTTGTAGAGTAGATGTGACTTTATCTGATACGTCTACTATTAATGGGCAAACATTTTGTGTTGTAGCAAGATTAATTCCAAATGCAGATACTGGTTACCAACAAAAATTAATAGTATCTCAAGCAAACGGAGTTGTGAAACAAAATAGTAAGTTTAGACAATTTAGTCCTGTATCAATTCCATATCCGACACAAGATTTTTGTATAGGAAACACAAGCGAAACAAACCCAACACAAGGTAGTGAATTTGCAGGTATAATAGATGAAGTAAGTTTTAGTGTTGGTGGTTGGTTAGATAGTGATATACTGAAACTGCAAGGTGCTTTTAATAATAGTAGTGATTTAAACCTTAATAGTTACACAAGTACACAAGGTAACTTAGTAGGTTGGTATAGAATGGGAGAAGATGCAACAGAACAATCTGGTACATTGACAATTCCAAATGCGTCAACAACTGGTGGCGTAGCAGGTAGTGCTTCATCTAACACGTTAACATTGTCAGACAGGGTAGCAGGAATAATATAAAAATAAAATAATGATAAAAGGTTTAAGAAAATTAGCAAACTGGTTAGAAAATTTAAAATGTAGATTTCATAATTGGTGGAATGGAAAATTGGAAAGTTTAAAATCTAAATGTGTATGCGAAAAATTAGAAAGTTAATAGTACATTGTTCTGCAACACAAGAAGGTAAAGAAATAAGTGTAAACACGATCAAAAAATGGCATTTAAAAAGAGGTTGGCGTGATATAGGTTATCATTTTGTTATCGACCTCAAAGGTAATGTAGAAGAAGGACGTCCAATAGAAATGACTGGTGCACACGTTAAAGGAGAAAATTTTGATAGCATAGGTATATGTTATATAGGTGGCGTAGAAAAAGAACGTGATAAAAAAGGAAAGTGGATCTCTAAAGACACACGCACACCAGAACAGAAAGAAGCACTAGAAGATTTGTTATGTAGGTTAAAAGGACTATACCCAAGTTCAGTTGTTTATGGTCATAATGATTTTAGTAGTAAGTCCTGTCCTTGTTTTAATGCTAAGGAAGAGTACGAATGGATAAGTAATCAATTCTAATGGCTAAAAAATTTGTTTGGGTACATATACCTAAGAAAAACAAAAAACGTCCAAATGTGCATAGTAAAAACGCTAGTAGAGGGCAGGTAGGGTTTAAAAAAAATATAGAGGACAAGGCAGATGAAAAAAATACTTCACTTTTTAACAGGAAACGTAATCAAGGAAATAGGTAATGTAATAGACAACTTATTTACTAACGATGAAGAACGTATAAAAGCAAAGAACGAAATCTTTAAAGTACTTAAACAAAAAGAACTTGAGTTACAGCAAATGCAAACAGACATAATTATAGCCGAAGCAAAAGGTAATTGGTTACAAAGAAGTTGGCGACCGATCTTAATGTTGGCGTTTGGTTTCATTGTTATATATGTTAAGTTTATAGCACCCTTATTTGACTTGCGTATACCAGAATTAGAAAACGAATTTTGGAATTTACTTCAGTTAGGTATAGGTGGTTATGTTATAGGACGTACAGGAGAAAAAATGATGAAGGACTTTGTTAATAAAAAATAATTAGCATTCATTAGGAAATCTGCAAAATTTTTTTATTTTTTACAAGTATACTATTGTATGTATATACTATTGTACGTATACTGTATACGTATATAGTATAGTAATAAACAAATGCCTAGAAAAGTAACACGTAAAGGACTAATCAAAAAACTAGACAAAGTGTTTAGTGAGTACATACGCCAAAGAACTGCAAATAAAAATGGCTATGTAAATTGCGTAACGTGTGGCAAAACAGACCATTGGAAAAATATGGACGCAGGTCACTTTATTTCACGTAAACATCTTAGTACACGTTGGCACGACCAAAACGTTCAAGTGCAATGTAAAAGTTGCAATGTATTTAGATATGGAGAGCAATATAAATTTAGTTTGTGGTTAGGTGCAGACAAATCAAAGGAGTTATACGATCTCAGCAAGAAAACACTTAAGTTAGATAATTACGACTTGCAAGACCTAATTAAAATTTATGAGGAACGTTGTGCAGAAATAAAAAAAAGTTTAACTTAGCAGAACTTTGTTGTGTAATCACGCAACTTGTTTTTTTTGTTTATTAATGAGAGGGTACTTTTTCAAGTACTCTCTTTTTTTATTAACATATTTTTACTAACTTGTAAACTAATTCAAAAAATATATAGTTATGAGTGATTATTTACGAGCAAGGATTGACGCTCTCGAAAAGGAAGTCAGTCAGTTGAGAGGTAAAGTAGAATTTTTATCTGCTCAAGTAGAAGTAGCAAAAGAAGCAATGTTTAATCAAAAATATGAACAGTTATGATTACGGACAAAGTAGTTAATATCAAAGATGACGGAGAGTATAATGGTCGTCCAAAGTGGAAAGTAAAACTAGAAACAACTGGCGAGTATACTTTTTTTACTAGTTTTGATGCAAAAGTAGGAGACAAGATTGAGTATTCGGTAAACAACGAAAAGTACAAAACAGCAAAGTTAGTCAAAGTGTTAGGTAAAAATCAAATAGGTGGCAACTGGGACACAGGTCAATCAATCTTACGACAAGTAGCATTCAAAGGTGCTATTGAATTAGTAACAAACGGAGACATAGAATTGTCACAAGTAGAAACGTATACTAATGAATTTCATATAATCTTAAATAATAAAATGTAATGAAAACACCAGAATTTGTAAATAGTATTATACCAAAGGAAAGTACACTTGACTTTGTAGTATGTAAATTAAATATTAAAGTAGTAGATCTTATTCAGTTTCTAAAAACTAAGGAAGAGTTTGCTAGTGATAATAATGGTTTTATAACAATAGACGTTTTACGATCAAAAAACGACAGAAGTAAAGTATATTCTAAGTTTAGCGATTGGAAACCTCAGAAGCAAGTAACCTCAGCAGAGCATCAGCCAGACCGAGAGTTAGACGATGATTTACCATTTTAATACAAAAGGGGGGTTTTTATCTCCCTTTTTTTTTTAACTTTAAACAAAAACAACAAGTATGCTAATAAATGCAAAGGATACGTACAAGTATTTACAAGATGTAAGGAAAGGTACAGTAAGAGAAGGAGTAAAACTGGAAGTACCAGAAATAGACCAGTATTTTCGATTTAAGCCAACAAACTTTAACGTAATACTAGGACACGCTAACGTAGGTAAGACAACAGTTATACTTTATTTAATGTTATGTTATACACAAAAGCATAATGTAAAGTGGTTAGTATTTTCTAGTGAGAATGAACCACATAGTGTAATTAGAAAACTGGTTGAGTTCTTAGAACAGAAACCAATTAATAGAATAAGTGATGAAGTATTTAAAAAACATTTTGATTATGTTGTTGAACATTTTAAAGTGGTCAGCAATGATAGTTTGTATACCTATCGTACTCTTCTTGAGTTTGCTAGGTCGTATAAGAAAGAGTTTGACTATCAAGGGTTACTTGTAGATCCGTATAACAGTTTAACACAAGACAATGAAATGATAGGACAATTAGGGGGACATCAATACGACTACTTAGCAACTACGGAAATGCGAATGTTCTGTAAAAAGGAGAAGGTAACTATTTGGTTAAACACTCACGCCAATACAGCAGCATTAAGATACAAGCATCCAATAGGACACGAGTACGTAGGACACCCAATTCCACCACTCGCATCAGACGTAGAAGGTGGTGGTAAGTTTGTCAACAGAGCAGATGACTTTGTAGTAATACATAGATACGTTCAACACCCTACTGAATGGATGATAAGTCACTTGCACGTAAGAAAAGTAAAAGAAGTAGAGACAGGGGGACGTCCAACCCCAATAGATAATCCTATTAAGTTACGTAGTATAGTCAATAATGTTGGCTTCACTATTGATAATAATAGTATATTAAAAACAGAATTAACCAACCCTAAAAACATACCATTTTGAGTTTAAGAACACAGCAGTCAGCACAGATAAAAAGATTAGAGAGAGCAATAGGCGAACTATATCTTAGAATTAATCGTTTAGAAAAATTGCAAGAAGCAAGTGAAAAAAAATCAAATGAAATAGAATAACGTGAACGGAATACATATACAACAAATTTGGATTGCAGGTTTCGTATTTGGGTTTTTATATGACTATGAACAAGAACCCTTTACAGATGAGCATAAAAATATAGTTATTATATGTATAGGAGTATTGGGAATTAAAATTGAATGGTGGTAAGCATCTTAGAAATGTTAGCAAAAAAACATAATGACTGGGTTAGAATAGTCCAAAGTTTTGGTGTCGACAAAATGACAAGTGAGGACTACGTTCAAGATATGTATTTAAAAATTCACGAGTACTCAGAAAAAAACGACAATAGTATATTGTATAATAAAACAGAAGTTAATTACTATTTTGTATATAAAGTATTACGTAGTATCTGGTTAAATTCATTAAAAGATAAAAACAGATACGTAGAACACGATTTAAAAAATTTTGAAAAGTCCTCAGAAGACATAACCGATCATAAAGAAATCAAGGACTTAATGGAAAAGAAACTTAGTCAGTTGTATTGGTATGACAGAAAGATATTTGAAATGGTATACAAAGACGGAATAAGTATGTTGCAAATAAGCGACAAAACTGGAATAGATTATTGCAGTATTAAGAGAACAATTAAAAAAGTAAAAAAAATTTTACAATGAAGCACAACGCATTAGAAAATCAAATTTTTCATCACTATCGACAAAATGAAAAGAAAAAACAAAAAGCGATTACATTTCTTAAAGCAAATGGGTATATCGTCTACGAGAAAAAAAAATTATCTAGAAATACTTAATGACCAGTATTTCAAAGAAATTGGTTATATAAATATAAAAAGTAAGTTATGAAACACTTTATAGAACATTTGTTAGGTGTCTGTGGAGAAGCACATATTAATATATATCACGTATTAGTAATTGCAGTATTTATACATTTAGCATATACAATTAGAAAACGCAAAAAAGTATGAGATTAGGAGACGTAGTATACACGATCACAAAATGGACTGGTATACATTGGCTTGTAAAAAGTATTAGTAAATTACTAGGCGTAGATTGTGGTTGTGATGCTAGAAGGGAAAAATGGAATAAAATTTCAGATGACTGGAATAGTATAGATAGAAATGGATAAACCAGATAAAATAGATTGGGAAAAATTCAGAGCATCGACTAGTAGTCGAATAAGTAAAGAAGAGGTACTGCTTGTTAGTGAATTACACGCTAAGTATTTCAATCATAAAGTCAAAGTTCCTTGCAGTTGTAGTCCAAAAAAATTGCAAGGTTATATTAATGATTTGAACAAGTTGTATGACAATAAAAAAAATACATAAACTGGAACAGGCAGTTGTTTGGTTTTTAAATTTTGAAGGTTGGGACTTAAAACACACAGGTAATGAGTATGAGCATTATGACGCTGAGGGTATAACGCCTAAAGGTAGAAAGTGTGTTATAGAAATAAAGTTTCGTAAAACGTATTATGAAACTAAAATGCTAGAAGTTAAAAAGTATGAAGCACTTATGTCCTTGCCAGAAGATATAGTCAAAATCTATTTTGTGTCAGATCCTAAAGGAACGTATATGTTTTGGTTAGACGGAATAGAAAAATTAAAATCAGTAAAGAAGTATTGTCCTCGTACTACATTATGGAACTCCCAAAAAAAAAGCAAAGAAGTTTATTTGCTAGAGGAAAATCTTGCCAGTTATGTCAATAAAAACAAAATAAATAGTTAATAACTCAATTTAATTCACTATATTGTACGTAAACAAAAATTACGTATATGAATAAACAAGAATATCTAGAAAAATTAATTAAGGAATGCCAAAATGATATGGCGTACCACCACAAAAAACTGAATGAGTTTAAATTCCGAGTGAGTTTATACGAGAACCAGTTAGATGTACTAAACAATGAATAAGTACATTGAAAATCAAAACGACTTGTTGTATTATACAGATTTAGATTTATGTTTAAATTTAGTTAAGAAATGGCTGAAAGACAGACCAAACAACAAAGAGTTACAGGAACTATCAAAGGCGTTAGTATCGATCTCATTTTATGTGAACAAGCTGACGCTTGATAGGTATAGTTACAATCGTTTAATTTCTGATGCAAGGTTAGAAAAAAATCAAGCAATT